ACATTGTGTTCTTTAAGGTAATACATAGCAAAATAGCATCATTGTGCATAGTTGTCGCACCCTTCATTATTTTGTATTATTCAATATCGCCAGGGTATATAACTTTTATATCGCCAGCCGAATAGCTGAGAAGACTCGGAAGATCTCCGATCAACGCTACCAGCCTCAGGTTCTCCTAATGCAGATACTGACGGGTTGGCAATCATGTAGGGCACGTTTCCCAGATTGCGTTTCGGGCTTTTGGCTTTAGGCGTAATTAAGTTTATTCTTTATTGGAACTCCACCTTCTCTTGATTGTAAAATAATAATCGCAACTGTTATTTGATAACATAAATATTTTTATTTGTGTTTTTAAAAAACAATTCAATAGGATATAAAATGATTAAATTAAATATTAGTAAAAAAGATTATAACAAAATCAAATTCAAAACTCACCACGATCAATTACGTTTGATCAGACATGAGTACAGTAATTATGATTCTGTTATTAACGACACGAACTGGAAATACGTAACTGTTAAATTTGTAAATCAAATTGCAATACACTTTCCAGTGTTAATCAATGCAGCTAAACAGTGGGCTGAATATAAAACCACTAACTTTGTGAGGTAGTTAATATGACTAAGTTTTTAATTAAGTATGATAAAGGTAACGTTCATAAAGAAGTTACTCTTACTGTAAAGTATATCTGTACAGTTGATAACGAACTTACTCAAGAGAATGCTTTGAGTACATATGTTTGTGATTTCTTTGATAAGATTATTTCAAATTTGCATATTACTAATTTGGAAACTTATGACAGCATTGATTATAACAAGTTAACAGGGAGGTAGTTAATGAGAAACTTTAGAACATACACTCAAGAAAATATTGTAAGTTTTATTAAAGAAGCTTTGGAAGATTTTACTCATATAGTAGATAGTAAATATATTACAAAGTCAGAATTTACTAAGTTTAATAAATTCTTTAAAAACTTATTACGTCAAAGTAAAAAGAAAAAGAACCCTTACTATTATCCAAAATATAATGGAGAGGTTTCTAATGATAAGTTTTATTATACTTATCCAGCATTTCATACTTATGAAGATGCTAAATGTATAGGTAGACTTATTACTTTAAATATAGAAAACGTTCCTGATTTAAATCTAAAAGAAATTTATAAACAGTTTCCTTTATTGATTGAAAATCACGAATTGTTAATTAGTCTTAAACCTAATGTTAAGCCAGGTAGAAGACCTAGAGATCTTGAGAAAGATTATGAGGCAGAAAGAATTAGAAAAGCTGCCTTAGAAGATAAAGCAACATGTGGTATATGCCATTATTACTGGGAGTTAGTTGATTATCATGGTAAGCAAAATATTATTGCGGATCACGGTTTCAATATAGCTTTTGGTTATAGAAGCGGTACTTGCTTTGGTGCTAGATTTAAGTCTTGGGAAAAATCACCTGAGTCTAAAATCGAATACGTTAAGCAAATATTAAAGCCAACACTTAAGGAAGTTTTAAATTCAAAACCTTCTCAAGCAACTGTTGATGCTTTAATTAAGATGGTTGAAAGATATAAAGTTAATATGGATAATTATTATAAATTACCATCTGATGTTAGATATGACACTAAGCAACCCGAAGTTCCTGAATATTTATTACCAGGTCAACAGATAGGTTGTAGGTTACCTAACATTAGAGATATTAACTTATCTTCAATAACTAAAGTATGGGATGAGTACAGATCTAGATTAGAGAATGAAATAGCTAGATTTGAAAAACAAATAAATGAGTGGGTATTACAGCCCACTCCAAAAGAGAGAGAGGATAAATAATGAATGACTACACACTAAAACCTAAAGACTACAAAGTGCCAACAGGATATCAAATTAACACTGATAAAGAATATCAGGAGATGTTAATAAAATATCCTACTTTTGATTCTATAAAAGTTGGTGCAATTACAATGTCTACTGACTATAAGAAACATATGATAAGTGAACTAGAGACTCGTAAAACTAGTTTATGGTTCTATTGGCAAGCACAGAAAGCCTTGTCTTATATTCAGACTATGATTGATCTATATAATGAGCCTGGATATAATTATAAAGATCTTAGTCCTGGTGCGTATTTAGTTGCTAAAGAAAAAATAGAACTAGATATGAAAGGTTATAAAGAAGACGTTGCTAAAGCCGATGTGTTTTACAATTTAATTAAACTTAAAATGATGGAGGGTAAATAATATGAGTGCAAAAGATAAATCAATACCAGAAGAAGTTTTTATTCCAATTGAAGATGAGAATAAAAAAACGTTAGATAAAAGAATAGATCATGTTCAAGCTGGTTTAAAAGCTGATCAAAAGTTAACACCTAACAGACCTTTAAAAGAGTTTGCTGAGTTAACATTTTTAATAGCTGATCAGTTTGATGATATGACTACGTTTAATATTAAACAGGAGGTAATCAATGTCGGATAATTTTAAATTAACTTTGTTTGCTGTGATTGTAATAATATTAGGAAATGGATTTGCCAATTATGTTTATTGGTAAACTGATACTAATAATTATGTGTATGTTTATAGTTGCCAGTTGTATTCCAATTGGTGATTATAAACTTAATCCTACATTTACTATATTAAAACAAATATCTAAAGAAGGAGATAAGAAATGAATAAAACAATTATGTTAATAGCAATGTTCGTTTTGTTGTTACAAGGTTGTGCTAAGTATGTGCCAGTAGTTGATACAAAAGGTAAAGCAAGATTTGAAACATCTAATGCTTCAGAAATATCAGATGATCTTTTACATTGTTCACACTTAGCAGAAGAGAACAGTACACTTTTAGGTAATATTAATTTTTGGATTTCAAGTCCTGAAGGTCATAATCAATATGCCGATATATATAAAAAATGTATGATAGGCCGTAATCACCAAATATTAAAATAACATAGGAGATAAGAATGATTGAAGTACCATTATGGATTTTCTTTTTAATCTGTTTAGCTACATATATTAATCTTTTTACATTGATTAGTATGAGTGGGAGATTAAGAAAGAATGATTTACAAACTGTTATTAATAGTCAAATAGTTTCTAGAGGTTTTGAAGATGTTGCAAGAGACATTGATGAAATATCTAAAGGTCTAGATAGACTGGAGGCTATAGATGACTATAAAGATAATAAAAAATAATAAGCCTAACTTAATTCTTGTGGTTGATAATACAAATATAAAACAACTAAACTTGCTTGAAGATAAACAAAAACAATATATTAAGGCTAAAATTAGAGTTCAAGAAGAACGTAAATTAGTCGATAAATTGTTAAAGCAATATGAGAATGTAATAATTAGTACTGAGAATAAAATAATCAATTTAAAAAAGAGGATGTTAAATGTTAAACCCAGAACTAAAAAAGTTAGAGACTCTAGGAGTAGTGGGAGTAAAGTTAAGGACTGAGTTAACTGTACTTTACGATAAGGTATCTACTAAAGGTAATAATAATCTTAAGCCTAGTGTTATTAGAATGATTGATAAGTCTAATATCGACTTTGATATAGTAATCCAATTGTCTCATAGTATGATTGCAACTGGTACTTCAGAAGGTCAAAACCTAACTCAATTAGCAATTGCTATTGGAGATAGGATTAGAAACTATTATCATTTGCCTAGTAAACCTGAAAACTCATTAAGATTAGGTGTGTTTACTTTAAATGCTTATGCTTTATTAGGAATGGTTTTAATAAAACTTGTTAATGACTTTAAATCATTTAACAAAGCTAAAACTGTTTATAAAGTTTACGCTGGTTATAAACGTGGTGATCTTAGAAAACTTGTTAAAGAGTTTAATGAAGTTGCTGATCCTTATAAACCATTACTTACTAAAGCTAATGATTGGGAATATGGAACTGTGTTAGCTAGAAACAATGAGTCTTTAAAGTTAATTAAAGGTGCTAAAGTTGATACGTTAGCTAAAATCAATCCTAGTAATACACCAGTTGTTCTATCGTGTTTAAATAAAAAACAATCTATAGGTTATTTTGTTAAGTCTAAAGTTTTTGAAACTTATAAATGGGCTTTAGAAACTAACCAGGAATGTTTTGAACATAACAGTGTTGATACAATTACTAAGGAACGTAAAGAAGCTAAGAAGGCTGAAGCTTATCAAGTGTTAAAAGCTACTGAGCCTTATGTTGACAAAGTATTCTATCAACAATACCAAGCTGACAATCGTGGTAGGTTATATCCGTTAAGTGCTTATCTTAATGAGATTAATAGTGATAATGCAAAAGGTATGTTAACATTTGCTGAAGGTAAACCTTTAGGTGAAAATGGTTTAGATGAACTATATCACCATGTCGCTAATATGTTTGGTGAAGATAAGTTAACTCATAAAGCTAAGGTTAAATTTGTAGAAAATAAATACTATGAATTTGTGTCTATGGGTAAAGACCCTAAAGCCAATCGAGCCTGGATGAAAGCTGAAGAGCCGTTTCAATTCTTATCAGCAGTAATTGAGTTAGCTGAGTTAGATGTTTACTTTGTAGATGGTGGTATTACTAAAGATTTTATTAGTCATACTATTTGTTACAGAGATGGTTCTAACAATGGTTTACAATGGTTATTTAGTTTAGCTAAAGATGATAAGAATGCTCATCTTGTTAATGTTAAACCAACAACCGATAATAAACCTGGTGACATGTACACTTATGTAGCTACAAGAGTTAAAGATAAGTTAATAGATGATGCATCTGATGCTACTGAACTTGCTATGCAATACTATGATCTATATTTTAAAACAATAGAACGTTTAAGAAATAGGTTTAGAATGGCTGAGTTAAATAATGATCCTAAAGTTGAGTATAAGAAAAAGGTCATTAAGTGGTATCAACGTAAGTACAAAGAAGAACTTAAATTGACTGATAATATTTATTGGGCAAAAGCTAAGTTCACAATAAAAGAATGGCGTAAGGTTGTTAAACGTAATGTAATGACTTACGGTTATTCTGCGACCAAGCAAGGAATGGGACAACAGATAATTGAAGATACTAAAGATATTGATAATGTTTATCTTAGTAACAAACAACATAGTGCTGCTAGATTATTAGGTGGTGCAGTGTTTAATACAATTGAATCTGAGTTTCCTGAAGTGAGTAATACAATGAAAATGTTTAAAGATAATTGTGGTGAGTATATGCAAAAGACAGGTAAGCAATATTCTCATAATACTTTAATTAGTAATTTTCCATTTGTACAAAACTATGTCAAGTATAAGCAAGTTAAGGTTACTTTAAAAGATGGTTTGTATGTTCAAGATAATGATAAGAAATATGGTTGGGTTGATAATGTAGGTTTTAGAATTAAATCTGAAACACCTATATTGAATTTAGCAAAAGCTAAATCTGCAGTTAGTCCAAACACAATTCATAATCTTGATAGTCTACATCTAATGATAGTGATTGATGCTTGTAACTTTGACATTGTTACTGCTCACGATTCATATGGGTCTCATGCTTGTAATGTTAAGGAAATGCAAAAAGTAATTAGAGAAAAGTTTAAGTTAATAATAGACTCTAATCCGCTTCAGCATGTGTTAAATGAAACTGGCAATCTTGTGCCAATAATACCGCAAGGTCAACTGGATAGTTCAGAGATATTAAAATCTGAATTTGCCTTTGCTTAAAAGGAGATAAATATGGATAAGTATATATACAAAGCGTTAGAAAAAATAGGAGAAGCAATACAATGGGTATTTGACTTTTGTGATACAAACAGCACTGAAGTTAAATGGTTCTCTATAGGTGTAATATCAGTAATATTAATTCAATTTATATTTTAAGGAGGTAATTTAATTGAGTGGTAATTTTACAATATATCTAAAAGATAATAACATTGAGAAGGCTATCAAGAAAATGAAGACTAAAATGTCTAAATTAGGGATAGTAAAAACTCTTAGAGATAATATGCGTTACGAAAAACCTTCCGATAAAAGGATTAGAGTTCGTAAAGCTAATATTATAAATTCTAGGAAAAAGAAGAGAATGAGAGAAAAAGATCTGTAAATAATTTAGTAATAGGCGGTAATTCTATGTGTCTTATCGCCTATTCCAGAAATGTCCCCTTACAGACCACAGTGCAAAATATGCTGTATTTAAAATAACAATAGGAGAATGATATGCCTTCTGGAGGCTACCGCCCAGGTGCTGGTAGAAAGCCAAAACCTAAAGATCCTAATGATGGGATTGAATCATCAGTTACAAAGATGAAAAGGCTTAAAATTGACCCTATTGATATTTTAAATAAAGAATTAAAGGCTCTTCAAGGTAAAGAAGATAGTAAATCACAAAATTTACGTGTTCGTATAGCAGAAAAACTTCTGGAATATGGATATAGTAAACAACCAGTTAGCTTACACAATGCAGGATTAGCAAACGTGCCAGTACTTACAATAGTGAGTAAAACAAGTCCTGAAATTAAACAAGCTAATGTGGTTGAACACGAAATTCTAAGCGAGAATACCAATGACAAAGAAATTAGCGAAACACACTGAACAAGTGTATAAAGTGTACGTTACACACTATACTGACGGTAGTTTTTATATTGGTTTCACTCAGAAATCTGGGAAAGCTTTAGAATCTTATTTTGGTAGTAATACTATTAAAGATAAGCTGGTAGATCATAAAGATGTAGTTTTTACTTCTAAAAGTAAAGCTACTGCAAAACTCTTTGAGTTGCTGCTCCAATTATCCAGAATGGATTCCCCGAAGTGTGTGAATGACATGTTAAATGTTCGGGTTAGAGCCAGCCATATGAGAGATCTGCCTAAATTTAAATTAACCTTTGAGGATGATGGATATAATAATATTAAATGATGGTTTATATAGTTTAGTTCCTGTAACTAAGAATATGCTAGAAGGTATAACTTTAGTAGCTGGAGTTGAATTTTATGAACTTTGTGATTTATTAAGACTTAAGTTAACAGAATACCACACTAAATTAAATATCTATACTATGAATAATGGTATGGGAAATTGGATGGGGTGTATTGGTAAATAAGGAAAAAATGGATATTAACAAATTAAGAGAACAATTAAAAATAGATGAAGGTGTTAAATACGAAGTTTATGATGACCATTTAGGTTATAAGACTTTTGGTATTGGACATTTAGTTAAATCTACAGATGAAGAATATGGTGCTCCAGTTGGAACTCCTGTTTCTGAAGAAAGAGTTAATTCTATATTTGATAAAGATGTTATTACATATATTGATGAGTCTAAAAAAGTATTTGGTAATTTAGAAGAAATGCCTCAAGAAGTACAACAAGTAATTGTTAATATGTGCTTTAATATGGGTGCTCCTAGATTATCACAATTTAAAAAATTTATAAGAGCAATTCACGATGAAGAATGGGCAACCGCTTCTATTGAAATGTTAGATTCTAGATGGGCTAATCAAGTTGGTGAAAGAGCCAATAGATTATCAGATAGAATTAAAGCTATTAATTGAAACACAAAACAGTGGAGACATAACAATTTGTTCACCGATATATACATGAAATATTTAAAATAAATTATAATAATAAAGGTAAAGATGAATGACAATTACGAAATAAGCCTATTTCCTTTTCAACAGGAAGTATTCGAACATCCAGCAAGATTTAAAATTGTCGCTGCTGGTAGAAGAACAGGTAAGAGTTTCTTAGCCTGTGTTATGGCTTATAATCATTGTTTAGAACATAGAAATCAACGTGCTATTTTAATAGGACCTACTGTATCTATGATTCGAGAATCTATGTGGACAACACTTAAAAGTATTGTTCATACATC